CGCCGCGAGTGTGCGCCGGAAGCAGCGTGTTCTCGGCCCAGTCGAATCCGGCAGCGCGGCCCATGTAGCCTTCCTTATACTGCTCGGCGATTTCCGACTGCGCGTTGAACAGCGACTTGGTGTCGGTAACAACGTCCACCATGTCCTGCGTATTCACCAGTGCCGTGCGGTCGTTGGCGGGCGCAAGGTGATCCTGGAGGATTTTGCGCGCGGCCAGCGCCTTCGCCATCGTCGCGGCGCTGCCGCCGTTCCAGATGGAGTTGGCAACGTCCTTATACATCGACAGGGCGTCGGCCTCGACGTTCGCCGCCAGAACCGACATGGCCGGCTGAAGGATGCGCTTGGAAAAGTCGTCCAGGCTCAGGGTCAGATCGACCGAGGTGAAGTTCAGGTCGACGCCCTTCTGGGTGCCCACCTGAAGCGAAACGCTCGACTCGACCGTATCCTGTGCGCTCAGGGTTGCCCCCGAACGAACGACGTACTGGTTGGGCAGGCGGATTTTCAGCGTGTCGCCGATCTTCGCGCCCGACTTCGCATAGCTGTCGTCATAGTCACGGACGATCGAGCCAACGAAGTTGAGCTTCTGGTGGAGAATGCGCAGCGCCTCGCGGGTCACTGCGGTCGGGGTCAGGAGAGTATTCGCCATGTTAGGTTCCTTCTGGCCCCCGAAGGGGCGCTGGGACGCGACGCTTCACAGCGTGGCTATCCGGGTTTGTTACTTGCGCTTCGCGAGCTGTGCGTTGCGCAGCTTAAGCCATTCGTCGGCGCTCATCTTGTCGGCGTCGCGAACGAGGTCTTTCCTCGCTCCAGTCGCCTTCTGGCCGCCGACTTCGGCTGCGGGCTGAACTTCCTGCGCTGCGCGGGCTTTGCCGGCCTGGCGCTGTCGTTCGATGAACTTGGCCCCGATGTCCGCAAGGTGAAGCACCCTCAGCGCCGTTGGATCGGCGATCTGCTTGACCGCATCCGGGCTTCCCCCCAGTGATTTCACCAGGGAACCCAGTTCGGCCAGCCGTGCATCGGAAAAGTTCGGAATGTGCTTGGCGGCTTCCGCCCTTGCAGCTTCGACGGCCTTGGCAAACTGCTGGCCGCGTTGCTCCTCGGACTTGCGCGCCGCTTCCTGCGCTTTCACGGTTGACGTGGCATAAGCCAGTTCCGCGTCCGCCAGATCGAGCCGCAGGGCATTGATCTGGTCCTGGCTCAAGCCCTCGATTGGAGTCGCCAGCAACGCATCGACCCTGGCCTTGGCGGTCTTGGCGGAGATAACCGCCTCGATCTGCTCATGGCTGGCCGTGGATAGCTGTTCGACTTGCGCTTTCAGGCTTTCGACCTCGCGTCGCTGTTCGGCAACTTCGGTCGTCTTGCGGGTGTAATCCGACTGACGCAGCAATGCGTCCTTCAGCTCAGGAGGAAGCGAATACTTCTTGCCCTCATACTCCACTTCGACCGCTTTCGGGCTGGCCTCGTCGGCTCCCGTCGCGGCTTTCAGCAGGTCATCAAGGCCGTCTGTTTCTTCCTCGTCACCCGTTCCCTCGGCTGGGGTCTGAGCTTCCGTCTGGTCGAGAGGCGCGTCCTGCACAACCTCGCTCTCGCCAGCCGGATTGGCTGCCGTCTCAATCTCTGACATGGTTCCTCGTTTCGGTTAGGCTGCCTGTCCCATCGCGGGCTGTCCGAACGGACCTGGCCCGGCTGGGGCAGCTTCCTCATTGGGAAGCATCTCGCTCGCGACTTCAGCGAGCGTCTGCCGCACCACGGCGGCAACTTCATTAGGGCCGAACGCGGGCGCAATCGCGGCCATGCGCTCTGTCGCCGCCTTGTATGCGTCGATCTGAACCTTGGCGGCGTCGAGATCGCGCTTGTCCGACGCCTTCTGCAATTCGCCCTGAAGCATTTGCAGCGCCTGGGCCATCTGCTGAAGCTGCTGCTGGATCGCCGGATCGACGCCGCCCTGGTCATCGCGCAAGTTCGGCGGAAGCATCTTCTCCAGCCGCTTCGCGATTTCGTCCGCGCCCGGCCAATCGAGGTTCTTCGCCAGCAAGTCGCCGATGATCGGAGCCGCGTCGGGATAGGACTGGATCAGGTTCATCATCTGCTCGGCGGCTTCCTGCCGGCGCGTGGTGTAACCCGGCCCCGCCGTGACCGTCACATCGTAGCGGCCGACCCTCAGATCGTGCATCGCCATGATCGCGTCCTGGTCGTCCGTTGCGGGCTTGACCTGATACGGCGCGTTGATCGGCTTGGCGTCGGCGCTGCCGTCCTCGCCGAGAATGCGAATAACCCGCTCCGTATTGTAAACCTTCGGGATCAGATCGACGAGAATGCGGCCCGAATGGCGGATTGCGCGGGTCAGGTTGTCGATAAAGTGGAAGGTCGAAATGTCGCCTTCCATCTGGCGCGTGCGGATGGCGACGCCTGAGGTTTCATTCGACCTCGCCCCAAGCGAAGCGTCGTAAATGCCCGTCACGGCCTTGATGTCATCAGCCGCGTTCAACGCCTCCTGCATGATCCCGGTCGGAATCTGCGCGGAAGTCTGACGCGACCATGCCGCGCCCTTCTTGACCTTTAGATACGGGTGCGAGCTGCTGTTCGCCGTTGACCACTTCTTTTCCTCGCCCTTGGGGATCGCGTCCTCATCGATGATGAACGGAACGCGCGGGGCAAGTGCAATCGTCTCCGTCGCAGTTGAGCGCCAGTAATTGAAATTCTGCTGCGGGTCTTTGGCATCGCAGATCAGCGAGCGGAAATGCCTGCGCCCCTCGAAATTAACCTCGTCACCATAGACCGGGACAATCGGGATGTAGCTTCCGGCCCAGTCGTTTTCTTCCAGCAGCTCGACGCCGTTGACGACATACTGGCAGACCTTGAACGCCTTGACCTGGCGTTCGGCAATGACTTGCGCACCAAGCTCCATCGCCTGCTTCGCAGCCGGATCGTCGGCCATCAGGATCAGTTGCTCGCCAACGCCGTCCTCGCTGTCGGGCATTTGCAGCATGACCGCGCGCTTCTGGATCGGCTCGCGCTTCCAGTATTCCGCGATCTGCACCGTGTCGCCGTCGTTCCACGGCTCGCGGATGTTGACCCATTGCGCAGCGCTGAAATCGGTAAACTCAGCCTTGGGATACTTGTCCTCGAAATCTTCTTTCTTGATGCGGCTGACGATGTGCGCCTGCATCCAGTCCGAAGAGTCCGCCGCCTCGCTATAAGGATCGCCGAACACCGACAACGGGTTGGCGATACGGCGAATGAAAATGTCCTTCTCGAACGCGGACGCGCCGAATCCCTCTAGCTGATCATCGCTGATCGCATTGACCGCATAATCGACGTTGATGCTCCAGTAACCGAACCCACCAGACGCGGCACAATCGACCGCCGTGTCATAAGCAACGTCGGCGTCCGAACTCGCCTCGATATTGCGAATGATCCCGGCAATCACTTCCGCCGTCTCGGGATCGGCCTTACTGTCGCACGGCAGCACCTTCGACGCTGGCCGGTTCTGGCGTGCGTCGTTGACGACCTGGCGAATGACCGACTGGAGCTTGTTGATCGTCAGGCACGGCTTGCCCTGGACTTCGCGCTCTTTCCTCAGTTGTTCCGGCCATTGCTCGCTCAGGCGGGCAAAGCGAACGTCCTCTTTGTAATGCTCGTGGTTGCGGGTCGATGCGTCCTGCGCGACCTCGAAAGCCTCGACGGCCTCTTTCACGATATCGTCGGCGGGCTTCTGCTTTGCCATCAGCGCATCCACCCCCCTGAGCCGTAGTAAACCGGCTCAACATCCACGCTCGCCTGCGGTTCTTCGTAGGCAATGCAGCCAAGGCCAAAACTGTCCGCCGAATGGCTCGACCAATCGTGCTCGGGTCCAAGCCCGATGTCGCGGTTGTCGTCTTTCTTCTCGTGATACCAACCCAGCGCCGTCAGGCCGGGAGCACACTTCTCTTCGTCAAAGCGCATCCTGGGAAACAGCCGCCGCGCCTCTTCAACGCGAGCCATCGCCGCGCCCTTGCCCTGGTTGGGAACGACAACGACATCGTAACCCGCTGCCTCGAACGCGCTCTGATAGGACACGTCGATAACCCGGTCGTTGGTCGCGCCATCGTGCGGCAGCCAGATTTTACAGCGATCTGAGGTATAGCCTTGGCTGCGCATCCACGAGAGGTGAGCCGCGATCGGTTGTCCCTGTTTCTCGTAATGGTTGAGCCAGCGAATTTCCGTGCCGACGATCTGCTGCGCCCAGAATACGAAATTGTCAGCCTTCGC